GCAGATCATAGCCGTAAAGGGCGCAATTGGCGGGGATCACAGTATCTGGCGGCACGACGTATTCGCCGGGCTGGACGATCACGATGGCAGGCAACGCGAGGGCTGCTGCGCGCGCGAGGCCCTCGGCAATGGAGGCCAGGGGCGCGGTCAGCGAGGAGCCCTCGTTGAGGTCCTTGCCGTCCATGGTGACATAGAAGGTGCGCGCGACGGGCAGCGAGACAAAGGGCAGCCGCTCGAGGCTGCAGACCTCGACGTCTGTGGCGTGGTTGATCCCGAACGTGCGCACCCATGGGACTGCGTAGCGTGCGCCGATTGGAGCCACGATGCTGGAGGGGCCATCGGCTTCTGCCACGACCGAGGTGCGGACCTCGCGGCGCCCCTCCGCGACGGTGAAGTTGAGGATGGTCTCGATGGTGGTGGTGGAAAGTGCGGTCTTGTCGGCCGCCAGCCAGTCGATGCCGCAGGCAATGGCGTCGTCAGACGGATCAGGGCTGTTGGTGGCCCGCCGAAACACCGCGCGAAACGCGTATCGCTCCTCGGCCTCGATCGGCACTGGCGCGACGGCTGTGACCTGCTGGCTGGAATTGAGGCGGACGACTTTGCCGTCTGCGTTCTGCGCAACGAGCCCGCCGTCGATGTCGTACAGCTGAGGCGTATCGCCAGGGCGATGTTCAAGGGCGGTATAGGTTTGCATGGGCGAGGTCCTTAGCTGAGGCGGAGTTCCACAAGCGGGATTGAGGTGATCGAGCCGAGACGCTCGATGTCGAGGGTGACGTCCATCAGATCGCTGTCGAAGCGGACGGGGACGTCGAACTGGTAGCCAGCTGTGATGACGATGCCGGGTTCTGGCACTGCATCAAACGTGACGATCCCGGTGTCATTATCTATGCGCCAGCCATTGAACTGCTCCGCACCACCCAAAGCGACACGCACTGTGCCCGCGACGGGCTTCTCGATGCGGCGCTGATAGATATGTGGCGCGGTGCCATAGGCTTTGCTCAGCGCGAACTCTGTCGTCTCGCCATCCCCGGTGCCAATCAGCTGGTCCATCTCGGACACACCCTTTGAGGGCGCGCAGGATTTGTAATCCGCCCAATCCTTGAACCGAAACCCGTAGAGCCGCCCCAGCCGCGCCTCAAAGAAAGCGACCACCGCGTGCAGATCATCCACGCGGCGAATGCCGTAGCTGACATCGTAGCGGCGGCGCGAGGCGGACCAGGAAGCGTTGCGCTCCTCACGGCCAGAGGCGAGCTCGACGATCTGTGTGCGGCGCTGTGGCCCACCGCGCGCGCCGCGGCTGATGTTGTCGGGGAACTGCACCTCGTGAAACGCCATTACATGCCCCTCCGGCCCATGGCAACCGCGCGCGAGATATCGGCTGCGACCTGCGTGCGCGATTGCCGGAAGCTCTCGGCGTCGCGGGTCTGTATCGATATATTGACGACGGGGGCGCTTTCGCGCGGTCCACCCGCGCCGCTGTAGCTTTGGGCTTCCCGGCGGTTGAGCACCCGCTCGCCACGCTGCAGGATCGCCGGGACCTCGTCGGATTTGAGCCCGGCCCAGCCACCGTTATGTAGGCGCGGCGCGTTGGCAAAAGCCATGGCCGGGACCATGCGCGAGGGCGCAGGCCCGCCCACGATACCTCCCTGGTGGAACACACCGGCAAACATGCCGCCGAGGTTGCCGAGCGCGCCGGAGAGTGCATTGGCGATGGGTCCGAGAATAAACTTGCGCGCCCCGAGCTTCGCGAGGTCCGCAATCATCGATGTGACAAGGCCTTTGAAATCCAGCTTGCCGGTCTTCACAAAGTTGCCGATGGCGTCTTCCGCACTTTGAAATGCGCTCACGAGCACGTTGCCGATGTCCGCGCCCACATCGCGGGCTTTGTCCGCGTATTCGCTGACCGCGTTCACAATCGCCTGCCAGCCAGTGGCTGCCGCCTCGGCACCCTTGGCCGCATCAGTACCTGCCTGACGCGCTGCCCCACCCGCGCGGCCTGCCTGATCCTCGGTCTCCTCCAGCGCATTGTTGAACCGGTCCGTTGATGTCGCGGCACTTTCGAGCGCCGCCGTGCCTTCATCGCCCGCACCAGAAATGGCATCCTTCAGCGCCTGCCAAGCCGTCATGGGGCGGGACGCTGCGTCTGACAGCATGCCTGCCGCCTCTGTATAGCCCGCAGCGCGACCTCGCGCATCATCTGCCATGCCGCCAAAGAGTTCAGGCACCTGGAATGGATTGTCCGAGAAGGCGCTGTCGTAGGCCTCCCGCGCCCGCTCTCCCAAGTTGACGGCTTCGGGAACCGCAGACTTCCATTCCGAGAGGTCAGGGGCTGCGATGGCCCATTCGGGACGTCGACCACCAAGGGTCAAAACGGCGTTGACCGCCTCGGTAATGCCCGCAATGCCGGTCTCCATCACCTCGACAAGGCCATTGATCGCAAGCGCGCCAACGCGCTCGAACACATCCGGCAGCGCGCCCCAGATGGCCTGCACCGCCAAAAACGTGCCCTCGAAGGTGTTGACGGTGCTGTTTGCCCAACCGACCACCGCCGCTGTTGCATCTTGCAAACCGTCGTAAATACCAGCCTGCGCGGAGGCCCAACCAGATTCCACGCGCGCCCAAGCCGCATCCGCGCTGAGCGATATCCGGTCCCAGACCTCAACCGCCACGTCCTTGAGCAGGTCCAGCGCGTTGCCGAACCCGCCCGCGCCAGAAACCAGCCGCGTGAACTGATAGACCAGCTCGCCTGCGCCAACGATCAGAGCGCCGATGCCGGTGCGGATCAGCGCTGCGCGCAGAAAGACCAGACCGGTCACCAGCCCACTGACCGAGAAGGTCGCGGCCACAAGCCCTGCCACCCACCGGCCTGCCATCACGCCTGCGAAGGTCACGGCGTATATGGTCAGTCGGCCAATGCTCTCAAACAGACCCTGAATGGCACTTCCAAGAGGACCGGTTGTGCGCGCCATCGCCGCCAGCGCATCCGCTACTGCTTCAAGCGCGGGTGCTGCGGCCACCGCCAGCTGGTTCGAGACGCCGCGCCAGATCAGGCCTAGCCGTGAAATCGCGTCGTTGGTACGCTCGATCTGATCCGCGTCCTGCTCGGAGACCACGATGCCAAAATCATTCACATCAGCGGTGGCCTGGCGCAGCGTTGCGGTATCAATGCGCGTGAACACGAGGGCGGCGCGATCGCCAAAGAGCTGCGAGGCAACCGCCGCACGCTCTGCCTCCGGCACGAACTCCGCGAGCCGATCTTGGATCAAAGCGATGCGCTGATCGAGCGGCAGGTTTTGCAGCTCGCTGACCGAGAGCCCAAGGCGGTCGAGGGCATCGACGGCAGGACCCGCACCGGCGGCAGCCTGGCTGAGCCGCCGTGTCAGCTGCACCGTGGCCTGTTCGACATTGCCCATGGAGACGCCCGAGAGGTCAGCGGCCCGCTCCAGCACCTGCAGGCTCTCCACTGTTGTATCGAGCGACTGCGCCAGCTTGGCGGTCTCGTCAATGGTTTGCAGTCCGGAGCGGATCATCGCGGCACCGGCTGCCACCACAGCAGCACCTGCAGCGGCGGCTGCGATCGTGGCGCGGCGGGTGAAGGCAGCAAGCCGCGCGTTTGCCACATCGACCTCACGCGACAGCCGCCCGAGGCCACGGGCACCGGCGTCGCCAATGCCGGTCAGCTCCGCCTTGACCTGTCGTCCACCCACGGCGGCGAGGCGCACGAAGACGCGTTTATCGGCCATCCTGGGCTCCAATCTGTTCGTTCACGCGTTTGACCATGATAGCTTCGATCTCGGGCAGCAGTTCCATCGCCACGAGGCCGTTGATGCCAAGGGCACGCGCCATTGCGAGGGCCGCCCCCATGTCCCACCCGAGGATTGTCTGCTGCGTCGCCCGCAGCTGGCCGCCCAGCCGTCCAACCAGGTCCCAGACCTGTGCGCCCTCGAAGGTCTGGGGTTGGTTCATTTTTTGCGGGCAGTCCGGGCACGGGCCTTGGCAGGCTTCGCAGTAACGATCGCCCCCGCTGAAGTGCCAGTCAGCAAGGGCGCGGAGACGTTTTTTTCCTGATCCAACACCAGTGCTTTGGCGACGTAGCCCGCCTGGAAGGCCTCGAAGATCGGATAGATTTCGAGCAAGGCGTCGACACCTTCGGGGGTGAGGTCCAGCACTTTGCCGTCCATGTCGCCCACGCCCTCCCATTCCACCACGGCGCGCCGCCCCAGCGCTTTGGCAAAGACCAGCGCGCGGTCCTCGTTGCTGGCGTCCTCGGGGAGCGCTTCGATGCTGGGATCGTTGCGGGTGGTCACC